TAATATTAACCGTCCCGATATTGGTGGCCCCGGTGTCGGCATAAGCCGCCCGGACGGAGTGGTCAATCATCCCGGCAAGGGAGTTGACGCCGACAACCGCCTCGGCTCCGGCTTCCCCGCCTCCGAGGAGCTTCCCGTTTGCCGCTCCGAAGATGGTGGCCCCGTTTAGGATCATGCCGCCGTTCATGGCCTTCCGATACCAATCAATTTCAAAATGCGGAACGCTGGGCGGGTCGAGGCTGAATTTCCCGGAGACGGAAAGATGCGGCAGGTCGATATGCGGGAATTTCAGCTCAATATTAAAGGCGTTCTTGATGGCCTCTATTGCGTTCTGAACCGCCGTCTTTGCCGCTTCTATCTTTTCGGTGATGGCCGATTTTATGCCTTCAAATATCTCTGTAACCTTTGCTTTAGCCTCTTCGAAAGTCGTGGAAATCTTGGTTTTAATCCCGTCAACCGTCGCGGAAACCGTCGTCTTGATGTTCTCCCAAGTCGTGGAAATCGTGGTTTTCATGGCTTCGATGGTGGTTGTAACCGTCGCTTTCGCCGTGTTCCATGCTTCAATAAGCTTCTGTTTCAGCTCTTCCGCCTTTGCCTTCACGGTGTCCCAGTTTTGATAAAGCAGGACACCTGCGGCAATCAATCCGGCGATTACCCCGGCAACAATAAGCACCGGAGCGGATAAGCCGCCGATGGCCGCGCCCGCTGCCATGCTGGCCGGTTTGATGAGGAGAAACGCTTTCTGCGCCGCGCCGACAACGCTGATAATCTTACCAATCGAGGAAATCACCGTACCGACAACCACGAGGGCCGGGCCAACTACCGCCGCAATGCCCGCAACCGTGACGATTGTGTCCTTCGTCCCCTGGTCGAGGTTTGAAAACCACGTCACAAGTTCGGAAATCTTCCCAACCGCCGCCGTCACGTAGGGCATGAGCTGTTCCCCGAGGGAAATGGCCACGCCTTCAAGCTGCGATTTCAAGAGCGTCAGCTGGCCGTTTAGGTTATTATTCATGGTTTCGGCCATGCTCTTTGCAGTTCCGTCCGCGTTCGCGATCGCCGTGTTCAGCTTTTCGATGTCAGCCGGGGCCGCGTTCATCAGAGCGAGAAAACCGGACATGGCATTTTTGCCGACAAGGGCCTCCGCGTTCGCCGTCTGTTCGGATTCCGTCATCCGGGCGAACCCATATCGCAGATCAGCGAGGATGTCGGAAAACTCACGCATACTCCCGTCCGCGTTTGTAGTGTTAAGCGTCATTGTTCCGAGTTTTTCCCCGGAAACAACCAGCTCCCCGTTTAACTTCGTCATGATGGTTCGGAGGGAGGTTCCGGCCTGGGATGCCTTAATTCCGGAGTTAGCCATCAAGCCAATGGCCTCCGCCGTGTCCTCGACACTGTATCCCATTGCTCCGGCAATCGGGGCCGCATACTTGAAGGTTTCGCCCATCATGCTCACGTTGGTGTTAGCATTTGAGGATGCCGCCGCCAGTACGTCGGCAAAGTGCCCCGAATCCTCCGCTTTAAGGCCGAAGGCCGTGAGAGCGTCCGTCACGATATCGGAAGTCGTCCCCAAGTCCTCGCCGGATGCCGCCGCGAGGTTCATGATGCCCTCAAGGCCGGACGTCATTTGCTCCGTTTTCCATCCGGCCATGGCCATGTATTCAAGAGCCTGGGCGGATTCCGAAGCGGAAAACTTGGTGGTTTCGCCCATCTCTTTTGCTTTCGCCCGGAGCTTGTCGAGGTCTTCCCCCGTTGCTCCGGAGATAGCCGCGACTTTTGACATCTCCGCGTCGAAGTCTGCCGCCGTCTTAACCGCCGCAATGCCCAAGCCAACAATGGGAGCCGTGACCTTCGTTGTCATTTCCTTGCCGACGCCGGAAATCTTCCCGCCGATTTCCTCCATCTTCCCGCCGACAACCTGCAAGCTGTTCGGCATAGCGTCGAGGGTGGACTTCATTTTTTCGAGATCGGCGGTGGCATTGTTGACGGCCTGTTGCCACTTCTGCGTCTGTGTGGAGTTTTCTCCGGTTGCCGCCTTTGCCTTTTCGAGTGCGTCCTTCGATTGTTCGAGGGCCTTCTTCTGCGCCTCGATTTGCTTCGTCAGAGCTTCCCGCGCCGCCTTATTCTGTTTGAGAGTGGCCCCGTTCTTCCCATAGGCCGATTCAATGGCCTTTAGCTCTGTCCCCAGCGTCTTCGTCTGCTGGATGATGTCCTGGAGGGCTTTTCTATATTCTTTCTCTCCTTCGATCCCGATCCGGGGCCCGATGTTCGTTGCCATTGCATCACCTCAACTTTATAGCTTCGTCATAACTTAATTTTCGTTTTTGTTCCGCCGTGCCGTTAAATATGGACAAGCAGGTGATTAAATCAACCATCTCCCCGTAAGGTGTGACGTTGATTTCTTCCCGGCTCATTCCCAAGTGGAGGCCGTAAAACGTCATCCACCTATAAGTCAGCTCGATTTTTTGGCCGCGCTTTCCTTTTTTTTTGGAGCTTTCGTCTCAATCTCGCGAACGCTTCCGCGCTGGATGGCTTCCACGCAAGCCACGAGAATGTCCTGTATCTCGTACATGGGGAGCGTGTAAATCTCCTCCTCGGTTAAGATGTCCGCCGTGTATTCCTCGCCCCTGGCCTTTGCCTCGTAGACCTTCCGCATTTCGTCAGCCTCGTTGAGGATGTTCGCGATTTTCGGAGCATACCGGGCGGAAATCTCATCGTTTTCCAGCAAATCCCAAATATTCGAAACGGATTTGTCTTTACATAAAGTCGCCAGTTTGCCGGACGCAAGGACACCATAGAAAAAGCCGCGCTCTTTTCCGTTAATCTTCATTTGTTCCCCCTATTGCAAAAAATCGGCGGCAAGGTGGTTTCAGCCTTGCCGCCTTTTGTTCAGCTGATTCCCAGCTTGGTTTTTAACGCCGCCTCTGCTTCCGCCTCGGTGCTGTACACGGTATCAGAGACATATTTCCACACGTGATTAGCGGAGTCATCCCGGAGGATGGTGGCCGTCAGCTCCTGCGTCTGCCATTCAATTTCTTCCTCCTGGGTTGCTGCCTCCTCTCCGGAGTAAGCAAAGCGCACTTTCGGGATGACGGTGGCGCCATAGGACTCCACGCCGCCGCTCATGTATCTCGTGATGTAGCCGATACCAACATAAGGCGGGTTAGCATTGTCGCCGTAGGCCACGAATCCATCGGTTCCGGCCTCCGGAAGGCCGAAGATAAGTCTCCTGGCCGCTGCAAGCAGTCCATCAACGGTAAGGGTGACGGAACCGCTGTTAAAACTTCCCGGAGCGGTTTCCGCCGCCTGGTTATCAGCGTAAAAAGTGTTGTCATCGCTGGATTCCACGTCGAGGGAAACGGACACACCGCGAGCGAGAATCTGCCCGTCGGAATAGCTCACCGTGTTCCCAGTGGCGTTATAAACCGCGACGTACGGAAGGGAAAAACCCGTTGTAACACGTCCGTTTGCCATGTCTTTAAACCCCCATTTTTTCGGCGACAAGCTTGTCAAACTCTGCCGCCATCTTCTGTTCTGCCGCCGCCCGTGTCCGGGAGACGGCTCTGTCGATAAAAGGATATTTCCCCGAGAAACTTGTCCCGGAGTTGATAGCGCGGGCAATCATCGCGTTCGGCTGGCCCTTGGGATATTTGGCCGTTACCCGGCTGTTATATCCGTCCATGCCGATTTTTACGTTGATAAACCCGCCGTCGTTTCGGAATGACGCGATACCGAGCCCGGCCCGGAGTCCTTCCCGCTGTCCCGGCTTAAGCATGGATGCCGGGATGCTGTCTATACTGGCCTTTACGGCGTCGGCTACCATTCCGGCAGCGGGATAAACTGAACGCTCGATCATTTCGTCGCTTGCCGTAGCAAGGGCCGTTAAATCCCGGATGTATTTGTCCATCCCTTTCCCAACCGTAAATTTAGCCATTTAATGCACCTCAAAAACCCATGAAAAATGGATTAGATTCGTTTCCTCCTCATAATCCACCGAGTCAAGCCGCCAGCCAATCGGGAGGGTGTTGAGGGCGTCCTGTATCCTGTCCACCATTTCGTCAAATTCGGTAAGGGTGTAGTAATCCACCCAGCCGGAGATGGCCTGTTCGGCCTTGTGGTTGTCGACATCCAGCGATGAGGATTCCGAATCCTCCGCCCATACGATATAGGGCGGCTCCATCTTGGGCCGGTAATAGTGGTAACAGTTCGCCGTCAGCTCCGCCAGCGCGTCGCCTATCTGCTTTAAACTAGTCTGTAAGGACTTCATAGAGCTTATCCAACCTCGACAATGTTAAATCCGTTACTTTGAGCCCATCGTCATCGG